TCATCTTCCCATAAGAACACCTTGCATAGGAATGGATTTACAAGCCTTTCTATGGTCTCTGACAGGTACAACTGCTCGTTGGCTATCCTTACACCATCTGTAAATTTAGCGTCTTCTCCATCCGTAAAAATGGCATTAGCAGGAATATTAAACTGCTCGAATACCGATAAATCATCAGTCATTCTAGTCTCGTAAACATTGCAACCAATATAAACCATTCTTTTATCTATATATGATTGATTTAAAGCACCTACTAAAGCTTGAACTGCTGCTGTTCTAGGTGATGGCCAAGAAGCAAAGTCTGATCTAATAGAATCTAATCCTTTTAAACCATCTATTGCAGTAAAAGCAAAAAGCTTTTTACCACTAGAGTAGGGTGATGTAATAAAGTCTGGGCTAATAAAACCAGTAAAGAAAACATTATTGTCTTGTGATAAAACAACTTTCCAACTTCTGTTTCCTCCTTCAAGAAACTCATTAAACTCTCCTGTCTCACCTGCAATAGTAAAGTCAACAGATGAACCAATAATTGTAGTTATCGGATCATCACCTTTATTGCCCCAACTATAAGTAATATCATTAATCAATAAATCATTAACAGCACCTGAATAGCCATCCTTATAGATTTTTAAATCCCAGCAATCTCCTCCGTAGTTAGTGCCATACAAACCCTCGTATTTAAGTCCGTATCCATCAATAGGCTGACTAGAACCATCAGCTAATGCATAAATTTTAACATCGCTGGAAGGCATTGTATAGCTAAAAGAAGTAGATGACGATATTAAAGTATTGTTTGGACTAGAATACCATTGAACATTGCTAAATCCACTAGCAAGAGAAATTGCTATTGTTAAAGAAGCACCTTCAGTGTAATATTCAACAGGAGCAACTCCATTAATTGTTATAGTTCCTGCACCGCCTCTAATGGCTATTAATAACCTATAATCGTTTGCCATTAACCTTTATTTATTTTGTTGTTAGCCTGTCCCAAAACGTAAACCAAATCTGTACCTCTTACAATAAACTCTCCACTTATGTTTCTATCAATGTTAAACATTCCGCCTGTTGCTCCTCCAGTAAATGATGTACCTTGAGCTGCTGATCCACCGCCTACACTGCTACCTCCACCACCGCCTCTACTAGCAGATAACCCTTTTTGTCCAATAGTACCAATATATCCTGAAATTGCAGTCAATGCTATTCCTGCTGCAATAGCTAAAGGAGCTGCAATAACCGCTGTGGCAGGATTAGTTAATGCTAAACTTAATTTTCCAAATGCAGAACCAGCAATACCATAGGCAATTAATTGTTTACCAAATTGACCCAAGAAGTTAGCAAATGATGTTAAAATTGATCCTCCAACTGCTTGCAGTACATTACCTCCTTGTGCTAATGTTTCTCCTATTGTAAAACCTAAATCAGCAAAAGCATTAGTTAAATTATTTCTAATTAATTCATCAACAGCAAAAGCAAAGTCTGCTACTCGTTGTTGTAATGAAGGTAATTTATTAAGCTGAAATTCTAAATCATCTAAGAAAATTTGAAACGGGCTCGGCTGACCTTTTTCTGCTTCAAAACCTTCAATTTCAAAATCTATTTTTACTTTTTTATTCTCTAAACCTTTAATTCTTTCTCCAAATTCTAAAGCTTTTTGTGAAGTTTCAGTAATTGCTTTATTAGCATCAAATGAAGCCTTTTGAAACTGATAAATTGAAAATGTGTATTGATCCCATGCATTATCACCAGTTATAATAGGTACAATTGGCTCTCTACTAGTGGTTAATATTTTTTCAATTTGCTTTTCGTATTCTGATGCACTAATGGTCAATTTATCTTGTAGCTCTAAATTAACCTGAAGTCCTAGATTATAATCATCCCATGCTTGGCTATAAGCCTCTAATTTACTTGTATTTGAATCAATATCCTTTCCTGTATCTTTTACAACATTGGCTCCTAATTGTAATTGCTGTGTAATTTTAGAAGTTAATTGCTCATTTTCGGTGTTAATTTTAGCAATCTCATTTTTTAGTTTTGTCTCTTCTTCTAAAGATTCATTTGAGTTATTAATGCTTTTAATTAAAGTATCATACCTCTGTAAATCTCCTTGAGTTAAAAAACCTTCCTTTTGTCTTTTTTCAATTAAGGCATCAATTTGAGCCTGAGCAGCGGATGTTTTTAAAAGCCTTTGATTTCTTTGTTCTTCAAGTTTAGTTTCTATTCTTAAAAGAGCAATTCCATTTTCTGCAATTTCATTAACAGCAGCTTGAGCTTTTGCTTTAGCTAGTAAGTTAGCGGTAACTTTTGCATAGGCTTCTCCTACCTCACCATTTTTTATTTGCTCTTCGGTAAGATTAGAAAAATATTCAGGATATAGTTCTTGTAATTCTTTTACTGCATCAGACCTTTGCTTTGTTGATAAGGATGTATTTGTAGCTTGAATTTCTAAAGCTTTTAAGCTGGCAATTTCTTTTTGTGCATCTTGTGCTCCTTTTAAAGTTGCAGCAGCAACTCCTGATAAAGTTTCTTGATATTCTTTTAATGTTTCATCTAAACTTTTAGCATCTTCTTCTGTCTTAAAAAAACCTTTTTGTTGAAGAATAGTAAAAGCAGTTGTTAAAACTGAAACTCCTAATATTAAAGCATTACTAGAACTAAAAATTTGGCCAAATGCTAGTTTTACTTTTGTTCCAACTGTATCACCAGCTTTTCCTAAACTAGAAAATGATTGAGCTAATTGTGTAATGTTGTTACCAACACCAATAATTCCAAAAGGAGCATCTTGTACAATTCTAGCAAAATCCAATCCGACAGCATTGTATCGGTTAGTAGTTTTTGTTAATTTCTCAATTTGCGGAGTAGTTTTTTGAGCTGCTTTGCCTAACTTATCAAGTCCGTTAGTGGCAGCAGCAACTCCAGAATTTAAGCCGTCAACTTTAGCTACTACTTCAACTTCTATTTTTGGATTTGCCATTTTTTTCTAGTTTACTTGCAATTTCTAACAATTTCTTTGCTTTAGCAAAGTCTTCATCTGTGGACTCAAAAGGCTTTGGAGTATTATCCCAAGGTAATGGCCATATTTTAGAAGGATTTAGATTTGCACCCTTTTTTAAATGTGGCTGAAGACCAATCAAAGCATGAACTCTTAATGACTCTATAAGGTCTTTTTGATCTGTTTCATGACCTTTTATTAAAGCGTTAATCTCTTTTATGTTTAAAGAAAAAAGCTGCTCATAGGGGATTTTTAACCTTCCTACGAGCAGCATCAAGTATTCACGAGCAGATATCTGCTCCTGGTCATCTGTTACCTTTTTTTTTCTTCAGTTGACTCGTTTAATCCTAGCTCTTGAAGAAGATCAGCAAGCACATCATTAAACAACTTCATCACTTCTTTACCATCAACCCAAGTCTTTAATTCTTCAAGACTAATCGCATTTGTTGATTTTCTAACGCAAGCAACTTTGTGACATTCAATCAACAAAGCATAAATTAAATCAAGCTTAGGTATTCCAGCTCCACTAAAAGCTTCAGAAACTCCTTTACCTGTAAAATCCTCAAAGTTAGCTAATGCTCCTAAGTTTGGATAGAAGTAAATCTCTCCCTCCTTAAAGGGAGCTGCATGGTATTGAGCCATATATGTTTATTAGGTTGGTATTACGCTAATTACTGGAGCTCCAGCAAAGTCGAAAGTTCCTGTAAACGAAACCTGAGAGTTTCTTTCAGCAGTAATTTCAAGAGAGTTTAACTGAGCATCAACAGTGATAATTTTATCACCACTATCTGTTCCACCAAACACCAATTCAAACACTTTACCGATGTCTTCCATCAAGTCAAATGCAGAAAGGTTGCTTGAACCAGTTGATGCGAAATCTAGGTCTCCAGAGAAAGAGAAAGAACCAGATTTGTCTCCGCCTTCAAGTCTTACTCCATAGTCTCCTGTGCAATCGTTTCTAACAATTACAGATTCATTGGAGATGGAAACTGAAGCAGAAGTTTTACAAACGACTGGAAGTGAGTTCCACTCGAAGGTAAAGAAATTGCCTAATTGATATGTTGCCATTGTTTATTCGTTTTAACAAATATACATAAATTTTTATTTATCAAGACACTTGAAAAATATCTAATGTGTAAGATAAGATTTTTAAGTATCCAATTTGACTTGAGCCTTGCTCTATTTGAACCCTAGAAAAGTTCTTTGTGATGTTTATTGCTTGCAAGTCACCAGGTAGAAACAAATCCGTCAAAGTCATTTTTTGCTGAATTGCATTAGAAATATTTTCGCAAGCTTTTTTACCACCGCTTCCTTGAGGGAACTTAGTTACTATGCTTATTTGAATTACAGCACTTTGTCTAATTGAGCAGTCATTATTTGTGGTTTCAGTCTCATCTTGATCAGTAAGTAAAACATAAGCTTGAGAACCTAAATATGAAGCTGGAGATATTGTAGGTGGTAACTCTGTATCTCTGACAGGAATTGTTACACCACCAACTATCAATGGACTAATTGCATTTATTACCGCAACCCGTATGTCAGTAGATATTTCTCTCATTTAATTTTATTGGTTATTTCTGTAACTAAATTCTGTACTAAATTAGCAGTATTTCTAAAGAAAGCCGGCATAAGATATGGTTGGCCAATAATTCTACCTTTACCATTTCTAAAATATGTTCGTGCCAATGATCTTACTTCTTCAGTATAAGTTGGATTGCTTAATATTTCTCTTGCACTTAATCCAGTTCCAAATTCCATCCAAGCTTCCCACTGTTCTTTATCAGCAGGAACACTCAATCCAATCTTAAATCTTAAGCCTTTGTTTAATTGGCTTTTTTTAATCTTTTGCTTAATAAAACTTAGATTTATTGTTGCATCACCAATCTGATAAGAAGTTGGAGCTGCTGCAATTGCATCTCGTTCAATGTTTGTAGCAGTGTCAGACAATACTTCCTTAGTGGCATCCAAAATTCCATTTTCTATTCTTACTAAATCAGCTTTAAACTGATCTAATCCGTTTATCTTAACACTCATTGTATTCCAACTATTGTTAAAATATACTCTTTATGCTGTCTTTGCTCATTAAGCTGTACTCCTAAAATTTTGTGATACTTTGAGCCATATAGAACTTGATATGATTCATTTGGCACAAAAGAATTTCTATACTGAATTGCTATCTGGTAAGTGTTTGGTAATACCATTTCTCCAGACTCTAATCCGTTTCCTCCATTTGTTTGTCTTACAGAAGCAAAAGTTGTCAAAACAGTTGATGGAGTTGGCACAGTTCCTCCAGCCCCATCACTTACAGATTGAAATGAGACAAAAGATACTTTTTGGTCATATTTGCCGAAATTAATCATACGAATAGGTCAGCTCTATATTTTAACTCAGTTGTGATAGAAGACTTTTGTGCGTAGTAGCTCTGCATATCAATCATGTTCTGTCTGTAAGCAAATTCAGTAGCAATTCTTTTAAGCATCGCCAAGCTTAAATCTTGAGGCAAAGGATTTGATGCATTAAAACCAGCAGTATAAATATAGTCCCTAACTTCTGTTTCATCCGTTGTTACATCAGCTACCCAGGGGCCAATCGGATAAATTCTTTGTGTTCTTTTGTTATTTGAAACAGTTACGTTTCTTTCAACATAAAGCATACCGCTTGCTTTTTCACTTTCAATTCTAGCTTCAGGAATTAATTCATTTGTCAACAAAGTATCCCAGTCCGTGTAATCAATTTGCAACCAAGCTTTAGCTTCAGCCAAGGTAATTGGCTCGGTAGCAACCTGGTAATTGTAGCTTATGTCTAAAGGTTTAACTGTGCTCATTTCGTTTTTATTTCTTGTTTGTCCACCTTGACCCAAACTGCCATCCCCTTGTTGACCAAATAGGTGTCATAGGTCTTGCCTACGGTTATTATTTCGCCTTTTTCAAATGGTATTAGGTCAATCAATAATTTTATCATAAAGATACTATTTATTTTACTAAATGCTTTTTATCATTCCAAGGGTCTACCTCTGACCACATTCGATAACCATGAAAAACATAAAGAGATTTAATCAAACCTACTTTTAATCCAAGCTCTTTTACACGCATAGAAAACAAAGAATCAAAAGCCAAGCTATTCTCTACGAACTTAATTTTCTTCCAAGTTTTATACTGAAATGTCATAAAAAAGCCGGCTATGTACTCTTTAATTTCTTGTATACCCTGGTCTTGATAACTAGTTGCAATTTGATAATGATTAAGCACGTTCAAATCGTAATTAAACTCTTTGTTGTGCAATTGATGTCTGCTTCTAAGCCTATTTGTATAGCATCCAACCAATCCAAATTTATCACCATCAATAATTAAAGCATCAGCTATCCTTTTTCCCCAATCTGGTGTTAAATACATGATGTCTCCATCCTGCATTACTATCCAATCCTCATCATTTGCATTTAAGCAACTTAAATACTCATTGTAAGCTTTGCCAATATCTTTGTCTAAGCTAAAAGGATTTGAGTAGAATATTCTCATTTGTAATTTACAAATTCAGGATGCTTGGAAAACTCTTCATAGAGTTTTAAGTTTTTTCTACCGCTTTCTCTTCTATCATTAATTGATAAAGAAGAATTAACTGCAAAACGCCAATCTAAAACATCAAAGAAATCAAGACTATTTTTCACATCCATAAATGGTTGAGGAATCAATCCTAAGTGGTGTATTCTCTGAGTATATTCTACGTGCTCAAATCCCCATAATCCAAATTCAGGTCTCATTCCACCAGCTACTTGAAGGCATATATTTTTTAAGTAAAGCATACATCCATTTGGAGCAGTATAGGTCATTAAACCTTCATATTCACCACTAACTCTAATTGATGGGCTATAGATAGCATTGTTGCTTTTTTTGTCAAATGTCAAGCACAAGTGGTTAACACCAGAATTAATATATGGCTTATACCAGTCACCTGACTTAGGTCTTACATCGTCATCACAAAGAAAAATATGATCATGTTCATCAGCTAACTCTAAACACTTGTTTTTAGCCTTAGCTATTCCAACATTTTGCTCAAACCGATAATCAGATTTTACAGGAGTTAAAGATGCATCATCAACTACAAAAATTGTAGCGTTGCTTGGCAAATACTTTTCCCATTCGCTTAATGTTTCTTCAAATACTTCTTTTCGGTTGTGCGTTGTTATGCAGACTGCGATTGTTTCCATTCTAAGAATCTTGGATGATCTGAAAATAAAGTTTGATTATATTTTTGATT